CGCTCCAGTATGCCCTAACGGGCATATAGACTAGCAGGAGACTTCCATGAACAGGTTCGACTGGCTCAAGATGATCTTGGGTCTCATTAGCAAGCTTCTTCGAAAGAAGGGGCCTGCCAAATGACTTCCATTTTCATTCTTGGCTTTGTCGTTTTCCTGCTCATTGTCGTCTTCCTGCTTGTCTAGCTTGCTAGTGTGTTTTAGCAAGCCGGAAGCGGCGCTTTAGGGGTGTCTTGGACACTCCTGCCAACGTACTTAGGAGCTTTCGACGTGAAGATTCAACTTGACCCTCTCACGATACTCGTTTGTATCATGATTAAGATCATTATTGACCTCTACTCGAAGGGAGCCCTTTAAGCATGAAGGCGCACACAACGTGGACTTATGGTCCACGTAAGTTCATACGTACCGACGGTGCAGTTTTCAACTACACCAACGGCTACGTTATGTACGACAATGCTTCTCCTGGAGCGATAGTTCACGGTAACCACCGTGATCCCAACTCCTGGAATTATAGCACTGTGAATCACCGACTCATGCCTGGTACGCAAGTTCAAGCGTTCTATACATGGGGTGCTTATCAGTACTATATTGGCTACATGAGTGGCCAGCATGTGTCGTTGGTGCCTAATGCGAGTACAGCCCGTAACCAAGTGTATAACATGGCACTCGGTCGTCTAAACGAGCGAGTCCGTGGTGGCCTTGATCTAGGTCTTGATCTAGTTGAGGCTGGCCAGACCGCACGCATGATAGCTGCGTTGAGGAACTTCCTCAACTTTGCTAGATTGCGCGGGTTTGGTAGCACTCGGGACTTGGCGAACGGTTGGTTGCAATGGCAATACGGATGGTCTCCGTTAGTCCAAGACATTTTTGATGCCTTGGACGAGTCGTTGAACATCTGTATTACTCGCCTTAAAAAGGTGAGAGCTTCTGCGACTATACCTCTGAAGTATGACGGCGATGGCTCGGGAACCTACATCGGAAACCGGTGGATCACCTCTAGAAATGAATCTAAAGGTAAAGCATCGTGTAGGATGTGCCTCACATTTGAGATGAAGGATTTCGACTTGGCCCGTTGGTCAAGTCTTAACCCTGTCAGCCTTGGATGGGAGATCATACCCTATTCGTTTGTGATCGACTGGTTCTACGATGTTGGTTCCTATCTTCGGGATGCCGAAACTCAAATTATTTATAATTCGAGGTTCGTTAGCGGTTACGTTTCCGAGCTGATAGCCTGGGATGGGAAAGAAACGTGTCGGTATAATTCTGAGAATTTTCCGACTGCGAATCCGCCTCACTCTGACTATTGGTACGGTTTCGATAAAAGCTATCGATATCGGTGGTTCCAAAGATCCAAGCTTACGTCGTATCCTTTACCAAGACCGCCCGTTTTTCAGGCGGACCTCGGTTGGCGGAGGTTACTGTCAGCCGCAGCCCTACTTCGTCAGCTTCTGAAGAAGTAGGTTCTCAACCTGGGCTTAACGTTAAGCCCTTCTAAACGAGGTGACTCGTGGCTGCAAGCAACATCGTTCTCGCGGACGCACAGGGAACTCCTGTGAACCATACGTTCGTACCCCTGGGACCGGACAAGGAAGGTGTGTTCTGGTTCGAAGACCAAAGCCAGGCTGCTCCGGTGGGCTACTGGCGTATCAGCTATCAGCTGAAACGCCCCGCCTCCCCGCAGGCTGGCCAGTCTTCGGCCCAGCGCACCTACCGTGCCGTGATCGGTTTGCACGAGCCGATCCTCGAAACCGTGAGTAACAACACGGTCTCGGGGATTGCGCCTGCACCGACCATTTCGTACATTCCGCGTAGTTTCACGGAGTACGTGATGCCAGAACGGAGCTCTCTACAGAACCGTAAGGATCTGCGGAAGATGACCTACAACCTCATGAACGAGACTCAACTTGTCTCGCTCGTGGAGTCGTTGGTAACTCCGTACTGACGGCCAGGTGATATATGAAAGTACAGAACAGTGATGTTCTTGAGAGTGTTGTTCACTCTCTTTGTGCTTCCATTGACTCGCCTAGGTCCCTATCAGTGTGGTTGTGCTTTAAGTACAACCACGCAGCTCTCTTGGAGCTGCCTATGGCTGATATTGCAACTAGGGACTCAGCTGCATTCGCTGCCGATTATTTCATCACCTCATACTTGCAAAAGTATAAGGGGCTGAAGACCGGTATTGATTGCAGAGAAGTCGCTCTCGGAAAGTGGAAACAATCCGAGGTCAAGTGCCGTGAGACTAATGCTCGGTTTCGGGAATTGCAGCTTCGGCCTTCTACAGGTCGCGTTGAAGGAGCCCTTTTCAGGGCCCAACGTAAAATAGCTTCAGTCCTCGGACCTTTACATCGGTCTCTTGCTCTTGACGGTTGCAAGTGGGGTCCCGGTGCTACATTCGATTTGAATCGAAGTAGCGCTACACCGGACGCAAAAATGACCCGGGTAATCTCCGTGACAGCTCAGGCCCTGCCCTTTTTGAGGGCAGTTCTTGAGTCGGATCCGCATTGGTCGAGTTGTTTCCTGGATGGTGAAATTCCATCTGGGGCCTTCTCGTTCCTTCCCAAATACTCCCCGTATAGGGTCGTACGTGGGTCGCGGTTCCTTACTGTCCCGAAGAACGCTAAAACCGACAGGTGTATCGCTGCAGAGCCTACTGGAAACAGTTTTCTCCAGCAAGGCGTCCACAGCTATATGCGTCGCCGGTTGAAGCGGTTTGGCATCGATCTAGACGATCAGTCTATCAATCAGAAGCAAGCCGAGAAGGCCTATACTTCTGCATTGTCAACACTCGATTTGAGTGCTGCGAGCGATACCATAACCACGGGGCTTATTTACCACCTGCTTCCAATCGACTGGGCGATTTTCCTTGACTCTCTAAGATCGCATGAAACTTGCGTCAACGGAGAGTGGATCCGAACTGAGAAGTTCGTCTCCATGGGGAACGCGTTCTGTTTCGAGTTGGAATCTCTCATATTCTGGGCTCTTGCGAGTTCAGTCTATGAGGAAGGCAGGGAATGCAATGTTACGGTCTACGGTGACGATATCATTGTTGATCGGGATTGCTACGATTCTGTGGTAGAAATACTACAGTTTTGTGGCTTCTCGGTCAACGTTGATAAGTCTTTCAAAGAGGGAAACTTCTTTGAATCCTGTGGTAAGCATTACCACAGAGGCGTAGATGTGACACCTGCGTTCCAGAAGGAGGTCGTGAGACACCCTTCTGAATTTATACGCGCACACAATCGTTTGTTACGATTGGAGTACCGGCTTCTCGGAAGAGAAATCTTCCAAGCTGCACGTAAGCGACTGGCAAATGCCTATCCCTTACGTCCGTTTCCTCGTATCCCTTATGGGGTTTGCGACGACGGCGGGTTCTTGCGCCCCCTTGAAGATTTCTCTTCAGATCCTAATCACGGTTTCAGTTGCCGTGTTTTGGACTATGTCACTCGGTTTTCTGGGTGCCATGAGGGTGCGTTGTATGCGTATAAGCTTCGTCGGTTTTCAAATCTCAATCCTCGAAAAGAGGGCTGGGCCGCGAATCCGACGTTGGGTAAATGGCGCTCTCGCGAGCGCCGAGTCCCGTGGCATGCCTTGGCTTCTGATTGGTACTTAAGTACCGCTCAGTAGTCTAGGACTGCCTGGCCTAAACCTGAAATTTAGGTTGGAGGGGGAGATTCTCCCCTGCAAAG